ACAGCTATGCTGTCGGGTACAAGCCCCCGCCTGGCTACACTTGGCCTATAAGTTGTCCCAAGATGGTAAGTAATCTTGGTAGATTACTTAATTCCTATGAAAAACAATTATAATTTATTAATTATTTTCAAGGTTATTAACTGATTGAACTCCTGTCTTAGACAGACAGGAACTAAACCAGTACCAATGGATCCTTTTCGGAAGTTTATTGAAAGTTTGGATAAAACTTTAAAATCCCGTGGTATAGATTATTTTATTCTATACGTTAAGGATATTAGAGGAAACTTGATGAATTATTTATCAAATAACCCATCAAGGTCCAAACTATCAAAAACTACAAAAGAAGGTATCCCTGTTGTTTTAGGGGATCTTATACCTTTAGTAAGGGATAAATCATACCTAGCAATAGCTATGATTTTCACTATACTATTTAGTACAAGATCACTGAAAACAGGAAAAGTCCCTAATACGCAGCCTATCACGGATCCCTTTACTGGTGATCTTAGTGATATTGATGCTTATTATGCCTCTTTCTGAAAACAATTAGGATACCGGAAATCCTTCGTCAAACCCAAGTATTTGACTACTAACCCAAAAATGTACAGATCTAAAGCAGGACCAAACGGTCATGCATTAGTTAGTTCATTTATTGATGCTAGAGCTTTACCTGATTCCTTAATTCAATCCCTCATAACTATGGGGGGAGAACCTATGGAATTATTACTTTATAGTAATAGGTCTGATGATATGTGGAATTATATGAAAAACAAATTACAAGAACTTGCTTCGATTGTCAAGAAAAATAAGATCCCTTCATTCAGAAGGCTTTCCTATTTCCCTGACAAGGAGAACAAGGTAAGGGTTATAGGAATTCTTGACTGATTTAGTCAATTAGCCCTAAAACCTTTACACAAGTTTCTTGCAAATGTTTTACTTAGAATTCCACAGGATTGTACCGATGATCAGCAGAAATTTATCTCTTTAATTAAAGGTAAAAGTGAAATCTATCACAGCATTGATTTATCAAATGCTACTGACAGGTTTCCTATCCAAATAATTGAAGGATTATTAACTGCTAAATTCCCTCTTGAATTCGTCCGTGCATGAAAAGATGTGATGGTCGGCTATCCATTTGATTTTAACCAAGTTGGAAAAGTATCTGAAAAGATCTTTTACCGAACTGGTAATCCAATGGGAGCTTACTCATCATTCAATTCTTTTGCACTTTCTCATCATTATTTAATTTACTACTGTTGTAGAAAATTAGATATTGACTGAAAAACTTTACCATACGCTCTTTTAGGAGACGATATAGTAATAGGAAATGATAGAGTTGGGATTTTCTACAAGAATCTTATTCAACGACTCGGAATAGATTATTCTGTTGCAAAGACACATCAGTCGAAAGACTTTTTTGAATTTGCTAAAAGAATATTCTATAACGACGTTGAAGTAACTCCATTCCCTTATTCAGCTTTAAAAGAGTGTGGAAAAACATATGATATGTTAACTACGCTCTTGTGAAGTCTGAATAATAAAGGGTCTTGGGTTCCTAAGGTTAGTGTGGTATCATCAGTCTTAGAATATTACCGTATAGTCGAGTCATGGCGTCGTCCTTACCTTAAAAAGGTAGAGGATAAAGTCTGACTCGTACTAGGAGTGCTCAACATCGTTAGCGGAAAATCTCCTGCTGATGAATTTCTTAATGAAATTATCAGGAGAAGAAACTTCCGGCTACCACAATTATCTTTAGATGTTTGTAAAAACATCTTGAGTAATTGTGTTGTTCAAGCATTCGCTGATTCAAATATTGCTAAATCCCTTGATTTTAAAGCTACCGAAATTCCATTATGGAATAAAGTTAGATCTTTAAATGAGGGAGAAAGTAATAATGATTTTACGGTAGTATCTATGGCTGTCTTTTTACCTCCTGAACTAGAATTAAAGAATTCTACCATAACATTTGCCGGTGAGGCAGTGTTAGAAGAATTCCTTGCTCTAGAAGAGTTGGTGACAAAGATGGACAATACCGGAGAAGATTGGAGCTTTAAGTTAAGGACATTCGCCCTTCCTAGAAGTGATAAATCAATTCTAGACAAAGGTGATTATACCTTAAGTAAAGCTGCCAAATCTTTTGGAAATTTAGTAGAGGAACAACTGATGATATTACAAGAATATCCTCAGCTTCTTATCTAAACCCAAGAGACTCCATTGGTATCGCTCAAGATTGATAATCTTGAGACTTATACGAAATCCGAAAGGAGGGGTGTA